TTGTTTAAATAAAATATTCATAATATCCCTCTAAGTAGATAACAAGCCCTTAGTAGGTTTGTCTCCAACAGTTTTCTTTTTATAAAATAAACTTGGTTTTTCAATTTCTTCTTCGGCTAACTCTCCCAGCCCTAATGCACCGCCCTCATTTGTAATAGTAGTTTCCCTAGTATCTGTGGTTGCTAACCTTGCTAGTTTACGCCTTTTATCTGCGTCTAATTTAGCCTGAGTAACGCCTTCTGGCTCAGGGAGTTCCTCTTTTGGCGGTAAGTAGTCCGCCTCTCTTGGCGTATCCATCACATAAGGGGCTGGCATTGCTGGCATTGCTCCCTTTCCACCCATAACTTATCTCCTATTTAATCAAATACATCATATTCTGCTACAGCACTTGCTTGCATTACCTTAATGCTTAAATATCCTGCTTCAAAGCCCAAGGAACAAGTAGATAAAGCATCAAACCCATGCGAAGCCCAATTATGCAAAGGACGGTTCTTGTAACATCCGTTCTTATCGTCCCATTCTTTACGATAATTCTTCAAACAAGTCAAGCCCCTACTGCATTTATTCTCATCAAAATAAAATTGTGGAAATAGATTTCTGACACTTTCAATTTTATCCATTACGTCAGCAGGTCTTGGAACTGTCTCAAATATTAATCCTTGCTCCCTCGCAAACTCTTTTCTAGTCTTACCAATCGTGAAGTCACGCACCTCAATATCATGTGGTGCGAGATGCTTCCCGAACCTATAATCCTTAGCTTTTAGCACATTCACATAATGGGACAACCCTTCATCAGCATTTTCATAGTAGTCTATAAATCTAATAGTATCTCTATGGACTTGAAAGAACCAAATACAAGTCGTATCGTTAATTCCTAAATCCCAGCTAGTATTCACAGGTAAATTCCGAATATAAGGAACTGTGGTTACACGTTGATCCATATACGCTAGTTGCAGATGGCGTGACAAGTAAGCCCCTTCTATGCTCTGTTCAAAAGCTTCCTTAGCTGTAGTTGGATACTCACGCTTGACATCATCCCCTAACTCGGAAACTTTTTTTGCATACCAAGATTTTTGAGCTTGGGTAAATTTAATTTTTAACGCAGGCTCTTGCTTATCAAAGTATGAAACAACATCTGGAGTCAACTGGGCTGTTGTTTCTAAGGTGTAAGCTTTTTCTTTATACCAAGGGAAGAAGAAGAACCTATAATCCATAGTGGTAAGTTCTTTTTGGGATAGGGTGGCTAGCTCTGAATCACGACACTTGTTAAAAAAGTCACCTTCGTTACCCATAGCCGTAGATTCTATGGCTAACAAAGCATCTCTAGGCAATGTTTCAATACTGCCAGTACGCACTTCCCTAGCTTTTTCAGGTTCTTTCGCACAAATTTTGCCATACTCTGTAATAAGCAGTTGAGATAATGTACCTGATCTCATTGAGGTTGATACTCTAAATGCAGAACCATTGCTAAATATCAAACGCTTTCCTTGCTCACTTTCCAACTTAATTGTGTCATAGATTAAATCTCTTAATGCAGGAATATCTTTTGCTACGTTATCCCAAACATCTTTTACCTTAGTTCTAAATATTTCTTCGGCATTTTCTCTCGTATCAGCAATAATTCCAGCTTCTCTATTGGGGTTAAACAAACAATCATCTAAGAATAACACAGAAAAAAAGGTAGTAACCCCTAATTGTCTTGCTTTTAAAACAATAACCCTGTTCCATATATTGCTATATAGCTCACGTTGCGCCCAATTAAGCCTAAATGGGATTAAACTACTCCCCTCTTTTGGACGGATATGGTAAAGATTATTTAATCTCCAAGTACGACTCTTAATTAGTTGTACTAGGTTCTCTTGCTTTTTCTTTGCCACCCTCAGTCCTCGCATTGTAGTTAAATCCCGATGATTTTTCCTGAATTTGAAGCATAGCTTCAGCAATCGGATTCATAGCATTAGCAACACTATTACTTTCAACGTGTATCTGTTTTACTTCTGGATAGACAAGGCGCATAATTTTTAAAACTATGTCAGATTTAACTTTAGGGGGTGTATTTTCATCCCTGTATAGACCAACCGCTTCCCTTAATGGATCAAAATTTAATTTATTTAGAACTTCCCCAACCAAACGGTTCTTATTAATTACATTCTTAGGCCTGCCGGGGCCTGCAAGCCCACCTTTTACAAACCTTTGTGGTATATTGTTATTTTCTTCCATCTTTAATCTCTTTCTTCTCCCACACCTTCCAATCATATGGTGGTTTACGGTAAAGCATAGGATGTTTAGGAATTATGTATTTGGTTGTCTCTTCTATAAGATGTATCTCATCCCCATCTTCAGCGTATTTACGGCAATCAACCTCCGCCCTTGATAAAATTGGAAATGAGTAGAGCATACGCTCACCATCTTCATTCATCTCTACTACAACCCCAAGAGAAAAATGCAAGCTCCAACTAACCATATTTCCTAAGAAGGGTCTTTGCTCTAGTGGGGGTAGGGACTGAGCGAAAACTGGCGCATAGGATACAAGTAGGAGGAGCATTGCACTCCATAACCTCATTTTTTGTTGCGGTCTTGACCCATTTTCCAAGTAGCTGCGCTACCGATACCTAACATCCCCCATGCCTCGTCAGAGAAATGGTGGTATCCTAAGCTTTGGCAAATCATCATCAACATACCAAGGCCTAACAGAATATAGGTTTTATGACCTGTAGATATACCATCTATAAAGCCAATTATAGTTTTTACCATACTGTTGCTCCAATCAATTAATTAATAGAGTGACACTCTTGTAGCTTTTTTACCATATTATTTTCAAATTGCAAGCGTTCTTCCATCCAAGAAGGAGAAACAGAATAGTTACCGTCCTCCAATAATCTCATATCACTTTCTTTCAGAAGAACTACCTTGCTTGTGCAAGCGTTTAAACATAGCAGCAAGGCGATAAACACTACCCTTAGCCAAAGCATCCTTGATTTCATCATCGTTTTCCTTCCAAGTACGCTCATACTTTGTTTTAAATCGCCTTTTAAGGGCTTCTCTAATGAAACCGATGGCTTCTCCAATGAGGCTCCACATCTTCTAGGCTCCATTTTGTAAGGACACTCACTCTTCCTTAGGCTTATCATCCTTTTTAGCAATGTAAACAATGTAGTCAGGGTCATTTTCTTTATCCTTATAACTGTTTGTCATTACTAAGAGTTTGGTTTTGTAAGTAAAGTTTCCGCTAAAGTAATCATTTCCGTTCTTGTCTTGGTTTTTCCAAAGTCCGCCTATTGGCACTAAATCACTCATAGCTTTTCAATGTCCTTTCTGTTTAAATTAAGTTTGTCACTACCTGCTTCAATATGCCAAGAGGCTCCAAGATCGTTGAACTCTGGCAAATGTTTCTCATTCCACTTCAACATCATCAAATTTGCGCAAGCATGGCCTATGTGATCCTCAAAGCCATGACCTTCCTTCATGTATAAGTAAATATGCCTTAGAGCATGGTTGATTAGAACAGAATTTTTTAAACCCTTCTTCCAATTATGGTCTCCATGATTTACAGCACCCTCATGCATAGCCTCTGCAACAGCCTCTACACCCTCAGGTGGAACCAAGTCATACCTAACGCCTTCTACGTCCGCACTTCTACTTGCGCCTGTTTCGTACACTTTTTTCTTAGACAATCAAACCCCCTTTCATCATATTTAACTATTTAATTAAATAAATAATTAAATAATTCTCAGCCCCTTAGGGCTGTTTTTTCTTTAATGCTTTTTCTTATTTTCAATTTTATCATACTTTTAATGAATTGTCAACCCCCTTTTATTGGCTTTCTTTTTTTTATTTTTTTTTGGAGAAATTGTGTCGCCCTACGGATGAGTTAATATAATACGCATGAATTCCCGCATTTTCGGGGTCGCTATTCCCTGCAATGAGAAACGCAAGGCCTTGTTTTATAAGGCATTATCATGATTAGGTAGCATTAATATCAGCCTAACTCATGTAATAACAATAAGATAAGGCATAAAAGCATAAAGCATATATCCCCTACAATTACTTAATGCCTTTAAATTCATAGGCTTATGCATTTCAGTAGCAAGGGAAGCCTAGGCAATTCAGGTATAATAAACCTAGAAAAACGACAACGGCCTTTAAAATCAATAGGTTAGAACGATGTTCAAAATGAGGCATCGTCTAAAATTGAACCCATTAAAAACGAATAACACCTTAAAAATCAAACAGTTAGACTGCCTCAAAATGAGGCAATCGCCTTAAATATCAATGATTTTTGCCTCAAAATGAGGCATTTAATAAACAGCCCAAAATGCTAAGTCATTGAAAAATAAAGACTTTTCAAAAATGGCACGGCATTTGCTTGTAAGGGTTGAGGCAAAATTTTGCCTTGTTAGGCCTTGTAAGGCTTAACTACCCTATAAACCTTTGAAAGGAAATACGTTATGAAAAACGCAAAATCAACAAAGCAGGGAAGCTTATACGAACAAGAATTAAAAGCATGGCAGGATAAAGGCAATGAAATCGTGAGGTTATGTGGCCTTGACACTTCCAGAAACGTAGTCGATGAGTTGGCAGTGCATGGTAAAAACAAGCCTACTGAAAAGCCCGTTGAGGTAGTCTTAGGTGGTAGAATTACGGTACGTTACATGAAGTTAAGAGAAAGCATTGACAAGGATACGGGTTCTAAGAAGTTGTCAGGTGGTAATATCTGGATAGTCAATGAAGGTGGCCAGCCTATGTATCAGTCTGCACCTGCCTTTGCTTACTTTATCGATGGTTTGAAGCAGGCAGGGCTTGACAATGAGGTTTACCATGCTCTAAGAATCGCATTAGAAGGCCACCTGCCACATACTAAGCACCATAAAAACGCTATTAGAGGCATGAAGCAATCAAAAGGCAGTAAAGATAGCGATGTCAAGGTGTTAGCAGATAATAAGCCTTATACGATGGACGATTTACATTGGTAAGCCTTTAATTTTCAAGGTATTAAACCCCTTAGGCCTTTACGGTTTAAGGGGTTTTTTACGTTTCAGGCCTTTTGAAGTTTACCTGATTATCAGGCCAATTTCAAAATGCTTGTAAACCGATATTCAAAACCGATTGTAACGGCCTTATCCTGCCGAAATATCAACAAAATAAAAAAGTCGGTAGGGTAGGCAGGGTAAAAAATTAAAGCCTTAAATCAGCCAATCAGGCCGTCAGAATTGAAACGGCAATTTACTACCTAAGCCTAAGGGGGTGAAATAAGCATGAATGAGAATGATATTAGGGAGCTATTCGAGGTATTAGCTAAGTTATTGTTAATTATAGGTATAAGCGCATCTGGTATATTGCTAGCGTTTAGTAGTTATATGAGGTAAGGCCTTATAAATCAATAGGTTAGAGAAGTATGATAGTCAAAGCCTAGGGAAGCCTATAACGGGGTAGGTTAATTTATCTTGTGGTATAAAATTCCCATCTTACAAATTCCCGTAATACAGGAGCGATGTATGTTTGAGATATTGGTATGGCTAACTGTATGTGTAGTTGTACTAGGAATTGCATACCTAGCCTTGGTAATAACACATAAACAGGAGCATTAACATGAAAGAAGATAGACTAGAAGGATTAGAAGATGTTGGATTGTGTAGTGAATGTGGAGAAGAAGCACAAGTAGAAGTAGATCAACAGCAAGGTTACTGTGAATCATGTTGCACTAATACCGTAGTGAGCAAAGCTATTCTCTACGGGCTTGTTTAACCTATACTGGAGAATTACTATGTCTGGTAGATTAGTAAAGGCTTCTAGGAAATGGCTTAATTCCCTTTCCCCTAGGAAGCTTCAGGAACACGCAGAAGCGAATGATGGCCGACATACTAGGAAGTTACGGGCTAAGCTAAAGCGTTGTGATGTAGTGTTAAAGAAAGACCCTGATACGGGTAGATGGTATCAGGCGTAGCAAGAATGGGGAACGTACTACTCTAACACCACAAACTAACTGTGCATACCTCCTTGGCCGAGTGGTATAGCGTATGTGCGTTCCCTTTTTTTAACTCTCCTCACACAAGGGGGAGGGTGGGGATTCCCTGTACTCTATATATGGTGTCTAGGGTGCAGGGAAATTCCCTTAATTTACTAACTAAATAGGATGCATCTTCTCAATATTGGCTCCGCCAGCCATCACCTATCCTAAGACTTGGGTAGGAGTGATGTGAGAGAAGGTGTGTTCTTATTTCTGCGAGGTGAGCAATGTCAAACTCTAGTATGTATACAGTAGTTACAAGCTCAACCTGCATATCACATTATCAAGTGCGTGCTAAATCTGAAGAGGATGCAAAAGATAAAATATATGCAGGAGAATATAATACTTGTAAAGATGTAGACTTTAAAGATGAGACTATTGAAGAAGTTAATAAACAGGAGGAGGCCAAATGAGTAAGAAAGACTACATTGGCATTGCTGAGCAACTAGCCAATACCTTGTTTGAAGTTATCCCTAGAGCATATTCCCATGCCTCTGTTAAATTCCTCTGTGAACCTTGGGTTGAATTCTTATCCTCCCGTAATTTTAAATTTAATAGCGATAAATTTAGTAACTATGTATGGGACTCTTATTGTGGTTTGTTGCGTAACGGTAAGAGAGAAGAGAAGTTATATCAGAGATTGGAGGGGATAGAAAGATGATTAACAGGTACTATTTCATAGGTGCTGTGCGTAAGATTGATTCAAAAGGTTCATATCAGGTGCAACAAGATTCCCTTTCTGCGAATGGTGAGCGTGATGCGTTTGATAAGTTCATAGAGAAATGGGATCACCCTGTTGGAATGCCTAAATTTATTATGTGGTCATTTGGAGAAGAAGGTTTGCGTACCGATCACGATGTTAAAAGACTTTGGTTGGTTGGGAACCCAAGGGGGTCTACTTAATTAACCTCTCCTGACAGTCAGACCCACGCTGGCAGGGACTAAAAATGCTTGCTATGCGCTATACTATTGGGTGTAAGCGTGGAGTTTTCCTTAGATCGGACTAAGGGTTTGCTCCTTTCATTGCCCTAAGTATAGTGTCAACCGTAGACGGTAGATTCCCTTGGAAAACGCTTGCATAAACTACCTAATAGCAGGAAGCCAGCACCTTATTAATTCCCTATAGATACGAAAGGAAAGAGTATGGAAGAAACAAAATACAGACTTAAGATTAAGGCTATGTCTAATCTTACGGAAGCTGCTTTGTACGCCTTGATTGATCTTTGGTATTTTCTAACATACAAAGAGGATCGCAAGGGCCAGTTGTTAGAAGCGCATGAGGTAGAAGAGTTTGCAAGTATGATTAAGGATCATGCCTATTACTTATTTTGTAAGGACGACCATAAGATAATGGATGGGCAAGGACAGTTAATTACTCAACCAACAGGAGGTAATAAAGATGAGCGAAACAAGATTAACTAGATCAGGTGAGCGAGTACCAGTAGATGAAAAAAAGAGAGCTTTATATCGCCAATACCAAGCGGAATTAAAGTCCTTGCGTCAGGCATTCCAAACTAGCAGACCTCTTTGCGCTCCTGAAGAGCGACCCTTTACATACCATAAGCCTACAAGAGTTGGTAGCGATTTGCGTGTAATAGGATGGAAGTTGGTAACGGAAACTATTACCGTACAACTAAGGCAGTTTGGTATCCCCATGTTTGAAGAGCAGGTAGCAAGATTAGTTGAGGAAATTCGTCAAGTTAAGGCGCTAATCAGGGGGTTGGGGTGTTATCCAGCAGGTTATGAATCATTAGGTGAAGGGGGTAACTATGAGTAAATATCAGATGATGCTTATATCCTTAGTTTTTTCTTTAGTTATTTTATGGGCATTCTTTTATATGGGTGATAAGTTTATTATCCCCCTGTTAGAAACCCATGTTGACCCGTTACGCCAAGGGGTATACCCACAAATAGAGTACACGGGTAAGCGTAATCTCCCTAATCTTAAAGCCGTAGAGGAAAGCTGGAAGTTTGTTCATTGCACTCCTACTACAATAGATTGTGGGAGGCTAGAGTAAATGAGCTTGAAAAATGGTGTAAAGCTTAAAGCTAAAAAATATGCAAAGGGTAAAAAGATTAAAGACTTACAGCTTAGTGATTTAAATAAATTGTACGACCAGAGGTATTTCAATAGGGGTAGGCCTCCATTAACAAAGCCAAATAAAAGAGACAAGACTTTGTTAAGGCAGTTGAATAAGGGTATGACCTTACAAGAACTAGGAGATTTGTGGGGTATATCTAAGCAGCGTGTTCACTATATCCAAAGGCGATGGTCTAAGGATAAACTTAAACGTATTAAGAAAGGACAATTACTATGGGACTAATGTTACATTGTGGCGCACATGAAGTAAAAGTACATGAGTTAAGGGATGTTCCAGTACCAGAGGCAGTACATGAATATATCGGGCGGGCAGGGCATACAAAAACTCTTGCTCGCACTCAAAGATGGAGGGGTATCCAGCATTACGATATTGTAAATGCTATAGATGGAGTATGCCAGAATAAGGGTATGCCTATCGATTTAAAAAGAACTAGGTGGGGCGTTAGTGATGACGGTGGCGATTTGTTTGGCTATATTAAGTTTGAAACAGAACTTATGGGTAGGCCAACAGTTATTTCCCAGTATTTTACAGACGAAATGGAACCTACTATGG